CGCTCCCTTCGTGATCCCCAGCCACGCAGCGATCGTGGCGAGCGAGTGACCGCGATTGACGAGACGCAGCACGTGCTTGCGACGCTCGGCGGCGATGCGCAGCTGACGCTGGCGCAGCTCGATCATCTCGCGAGTGCAGGCACGTGCCTCTGCGATCGCTTCACGATCACGAGCTGACGCTGGTGCATTGATCGTCTCGCTCATCGCACGTCCCCGATGCTCAGCTCGTGCGGCGGCTCGTTGTCGAGGTCGTGGAACGTCGCACCGATGCGCTGCCAGTTGTGCCCGGCTGCGCACTCCCAATGCTGACCGATGCCGGGTGCGCCGAAGTCGGCGCGGTACTTGAGCGCAGCGCCGCACGGCCCTGTCTCAGTCGCACGAGTGCAGACGTTCTCAGGGTTGTGCGGGCGCTGGCGTGCTTCACGCTCACGCTTCGCAGCGTCAAAGTCGCTCAGCTTCTCAGCGATGACAGTGCGCACGATGCTCAGCAGCTCGTCGTCGTCGTCAGCGACTTGCTCGCCCAGGTCGTCGTACCAGCGCCCGTCGCTGTCTCGGTACAGCGCTTCGTTCCCCTGTCCCCACGCGTCACTGAACGAGACGCGCAGCACAGTGTGCTCAGTGTCAGCGATCGTCATGACTGCGCCCTCGCGTTCGTCTCGGCCAGCTGACGCTCTGACTTCGCTTCGCGTGCTGCAGCTCGTGTCGGGTAGTTCTGAAACGACTGCCCGTCGCAGAGCAGCAGATACCCCGCACTGCCGTTCGCCTTGATCGACCACGTGTGCGACGTGATCGGCAGCTCGTCGTGCAGCTGCTGCGTCACTTCGTCGCGCACGAGGTCCATGGCCCCGGCCCACGACAGCTTCGTGTCGAGCACTTTGCTCGCTGGCCCGCTCATGACTGTCACGTCGTACTGCGGCGTCATGTTGACTTGCGGATCGACCTGCTCGATCACGTACTCGCAGCCGACGCCGCTGATCCGAGCGACCTCAAAGCGCTCGTCGTTGTAGTTGCTCACTTGGATGCTCCTTTGCTCGCTGAGCGACTTGCTCAGCTGCTCAATCGTATACCCAGGTATACGCTCAGACAAGTCGCAGCAGATATCCGCAGCTGGCGACGTCGCTGGATTGTCACCAGACGCTCTGAGCGCTCGCCAGAGCGGTTCTGTCAGCCCTTGCGCATGATCAGCACCGGCTCAGACGCTGAGCGCTTCTGACCCTTGCCGGGGACACGCCCGCCGAGCGGGAACGACTCGACACGCACGACAGCGAAGCCAGCTCGCTCAGCTTCGTCACGTGCCCACTGCACGAGCGGGTAGCTGCGCGGCCCGACCTTCACGTCAGCGATGTTGAGCGCGGCCCAGCGATCGGGGCGCAGCGCGCGCCACTGCAGCTCGATCATCGGTCGCAAGAACCCGTCACGCCACTCGTCGCCCGAGCTGTAGCGGTTGCAGCTCTGCGTCGGCTCGTCGCTGTAGCGCTCTTTGGCGAAGTAGGGCGGGCTCGTGAAGGCAAAGTCGATCGACTCGGGCTCAACTTCGTCGGTGACGTCCTCTGCGGGCAGACAGATCAAGTGCACGTCACGCGCTCCCGCCAGATCAGCCGCCATGCAGTCGTTCGCTGCGATCGTCTCGGTGTTGGGGTCGATCCCCACGTATCGAGCGCACGTCGACGCCAGAAAGCCGACGAGCCGCCCGCCGTAGCCCGTCGACGTGTCGAGCACGACAGCATCGTCAAAGGCGAATCGGCGATACATGCTCAGCGCGTACCCCGGTCGGAAGTTCGACGCCACTTGCGCGCCGCGCACGTACGGCATGACTGACAGCAGCGTCGAGTCGGTAATCCGGTTGCCCTGTGCTGCGAGCAGTCGCAGTGCGTGCGTCAGGTACTCGTCACGAGCAAAAACCTCGTGCACAGTCGAGCGACCCTCGACACGAGCTGCGAAGCGGTGCGGGTTGTACGTGTCAGCGACGCCGTAGCCGAGCGCTGTCTCGACCAGCTTGTCGCCGTCGAGCGCGGCCAGTGCGTTCAGCTCTTGCATGCACTCGTGCACTGACAGCATGCGCATCGGCAGGCCCGTCGAGCGATAGTGCGCGAACGCTGTGCTGACCACCGTGTCGAGGTCGTAGACACCCCAGCTGATCGGCTCTGTCTCGACCTCAGGAGGGGTGACTTGTTCCCCCCCGCCCATCTCGAGGATTTCCGTCAGCTCTTCGTCGCTGTACGCCGTCGCCGCCAGCAGCTCGTCGCTTACTGACACGAGCGACAGCTGCTCAGCCAGCAGGGTGTCGTCGTAGCCGCCCAGCTCTGCGACGTGGTTGTCAGCGAGGCCGAACGCTGCTGCTGTCGTCTCGTCGTCGTCAGTGAACACGACAGCGACGTGCGACCAGGCCAGCTCGTCACGTGCTGCCTTGAGCCCGTGGTTCCCAGCAGTGATCACGCCGACCGGGTTGCCGTCGACGTCTGAGCCAGTGCGTCGAGCCACGAGCGGCTTGCGCTGGCCGAACACAGCGAAGCTGCGAGCGATCGCTGCGACGTCGCCGTGACGAGGGTTCGACGGGTGCTCGCTGAGGTTCACGATCGGCACAGCGAGCGGCAGCAGATCAGCGACGATGCCGTGCCGAGGCCCGACGACCTCAGGCAGTTCGACGGGTTGCTCGGCGGCGGGTGCCCTGGTCGGCACGGCACATGACCCTACGGCACGGCTCTGCGTGCGCCTGCGACCCTCTGAGCCGACAGGGCGAACACTCGTGCGCCGAGAACCCAGCGGGGCTCAGAACGAAGCACAGCGCCCTCTCGTGGGCGATCAGCGATCGACCCCCCTGCTGGGTCCTGGCACTTCGCGACGACGACTGCGACTCGACAGAGCAGCGGGTCGGCAACCCGAGTGGCGGGGGGGCCGTCGCGTGGGGCAGTGTGACAGTGAACAGGCCCCTACTCGTTCCCCCACCCGGGGGCCTGTTCTTTGATCAGCTGCGCTGATTCACCACGTGCGAAGTGTTTTTGCGCGCGGCCTGCGCAGCTCGGCGCGGCGGGGCGAAAAATGTGAGCGAGCAGGCGCGACTGCTCGACAGCGCAGCGCGATGCTGACGAGGATGACCGCGGAGCGTCCCGACTGGCTCAGCGACGACGCAGCAGCTGTGTGGGACGCCCTCGACGTCGACGTGATCGAGCGCGCAGACCCCGAGCTGGTGGCGGTCTACTGCTGCGCCGTCGCTGACTTCACGAAGGCGCAGCAGCAGCTCGACTCGTCATCGCTCCTGATCAGAGGCCCCAACGGGCTCGTCAAGAACCCGCTGCAGATGGTGAAGCGAGACGCTGGCGAGACGATGCGCCGCCTGGCTGCGCAGCTCGGGATCGGCGCAGTCAGAGAGGGTCAAGTTCCCGACGAAACGACCCCGCGCTATCGCAACCGGGCGGCGACTGAGCGAACTATCACAGCGCTGCGACAGGGCGGGCGGCTTGAGGACGTCGACGCTGCGACGCTCGCTCTTGCTCGACACCTTGCGCAGGCGCTCGATGAGCTGGACGCTGCGAAGTTCCCAACGCAGACAGCGACGCTCGCTCGTGTTCAGCTGTCCGCGCTTGCTTCACTGAGAGGCGAACGTGACGCAGACACTTCCTCGACAGGCGACGCGCTCACCGCATGGCTGTCGACCCCGGTGGGCGACTTCCCGCAGCCCTGAACGTCAGACGCTGGGGCCCCGGCTCGCTCGTCTCGCACAGCTGATCGGTTCGCCCTGGTCACAGCGTGAGGGGCGCGGGTTCATGCCCTGGCAGCGACACGTCGCAGACGTCGCTGGCGAGCTGCTGCCTGACGGGACGCCCGCCTACCGCGAAGTGCGTGTCACGGTGCCGCGCCAGAGCGGCAAGACCTCGCTGATCCTCGTGGTCGAAGTCGACCGCTGCGTGGCGTGGGGTCGCAGTCAGCGTGTGCTCTACGCCGCGCAGGATCGGAACAATTCACGAGCGAAGTGGGAAGAGCAGGGCGAGCTGCTGCGTCAGACGCCGCTGCGTGACAGCTTCCGCATGCGACGTCAGACCGGGCTGGAACGGATGGTCTGGCCCTCGACGGGCTCGACAGTCGGGATCACAGCGTCAGGCGAGTCGAGCGGGCACGGTCAGACGCTCGACCTCGGCGTGATTGACGAGGCGTTCGCTCAGAAGGACGAGCGGCTGGTGCAGGCGTTCCGCCCTGCCATGCTGACCCGCCCGAACGCGCAGCTCTGGATCGTCTCCACGATGGGGGCAGAAGAGTCGTTGTTCCTGCACGACCGGGTTGACGACGGCCGCGCACGTGTCGAAGCAGACGAGCGCAGCGGCGTCGCGTTCTTTGAGTGGTCAGCTGACGACGACGACGACCCTGACGAGGCGTCGACGTGGTGGGGGTGCATGCCTGCGCTCGGCTACACGGTGAGCGAGCAAGTGATCAAAGCCGATCACGACTCGCTGCCCCCCGACGAGTTCGCGCGGGCGTACCTGAACCGGCGCACAGCGTCGGGAGCTCCGGTCATCGACGCAGCGACGTGGCAGGCAGCTCGTGACCCGTTGTCCCAGCTCAGTGGGCTCCCATGCTTCGCTGTCGACGTCACGCCTGATCGCTCGCACGGCTCGATCGGCGTCGCAGGCTGGCGCAGCGACGGCCGCGTGCACGTCGAGGTCGTCGAGCATCGAGCAGGCACTGACTGGATCGTGGAGCGCATCGCTGATCTTGACCGCAAGTGGCACCCCTGGCCGGTGATCATCGACCCTGCGAGCCCTGCGAACAGTCTGCTGGTCGATCTGGCCGCGCTCGGGGTCCGCACCGAGACAGTCAGCACGAGGGACTATTGCGCAGCGTGTGCGCAGTTCTACGATGCAGTGGTGATCGAGTCGCAGTCAGCTCCGAAGCTGTCTCATCTCGATCAGCCCGCCCTCAATCTCGCAGTGGGGGCGGCGCGCAAGCGTGTCGTGGGAGACGCGTGGGCCTGGGCTCGACGTCGAGGCGGCGACGTCAGCCCGCTCGTTGCAGTGACACTCGCCCGGTACGGGCTCGTCAAAGCGGGCGACGCGCGCCCGCAGATCCTTTGACGTGGCTTCGCACGCACGTCGCAGCGGGTGTGCAAGTGCTCGGCGTCGGCGTCGTCTCGGCTGGGTTCGGCCTGCTCGACACGTGGGCGGGTGTCGTGGCCGGCGGGTTCGGGCTCATCGCGCTCGGTGTTGCGGCCGAGCTGGGGAGGGGTGACACGAGTGAGCGACCCAGCTGAGCGGATCGGCGACGAGTCGTCGTGCAGCTCGTGCACTTACTGGCTGCAGCTCGAGGGAGCCGAGCAGGGCTCGTGCAGACGCTACGCAGCGCAGCCGATCGCACACGTCGGTGACGCCTCTGACCTGCGCGTGTCGTGGCCGACGACTGAGCCGACCGACTGGTGCGGCGAGTACGGGGCGCGCTGACGTGCTCGCTCGCTTGCTCGATCGCTCGCAGCACGTCGGCACGAGCACGATGGACTCGCTGCCGAGCGGGAGCCCGACAGCGATGGGGTCGCCGCCGACGACTGACACCGCGCTCGGCGGCTGGATGCCGCCGCCGACACGAGTGCTGCCTGCGCCCTCAGAGCGCACTGCGCTCAGCGTGCCTGCGTTCTGGCGCGGTCATGCATACGTGACGGGCTCGCTCGGTCTGCTGCCTGTCAGCGCATGGCGCGAGAACGACGAGCTGGACCCGCAGCCGCCGCTCTTGCGACAGCCTGACCCGAACCAGACGCCGATGGCGTTTTGGGCGCAGATCACGTCTGCGCTCACGCTGTACGGCAACGCGCTCTGCGTGATCACTGGCACTGATCGACTCGGCTACCCGACGAGCCTGTTCCCTGTGCACCCGCTCTACGCAGCTGTGAAGTTCGCAGGCAACCCGTCTGACCCGCTCATCGCAGGCTGGTACTTGGCGGGTCGCTTCTACGACCCGAGCCAGGTCTGGCACGTCAAGTCGCACCTGGGTCGAGCAGGCTGGCCGCTCGGTCGCGGTCTGCTCGACACAGTGCCTGACGGCATCGCAGCTGTCTCAGCAGTGCAGGACTACGGCGCAAGCTACTTCGCGAGCGGCGGCATGCCGCCCGGCGTGCTCAAGATTCACCGCCCCGAAGTGACGCAGGCCCAAGCTGACGAAGCGAAAGCGAACTGGACCGCGAAGTTCGCGGGCACAAACCAGATCGCTGTGCTGAACGAGCTGACCGACTTCACGCCTGTCGCGTACAAACCTGTCGACTCGCAGATGGTCGAGTCTCGACAGCTCACGCTCACTGAGGTCGCGCTCATGTGGGGTCTGCCGCCGTCGAAGCTGGGTGCTCCCACCGGCAGCTACACCTACAAAAACGCTGAGATGGAAGAGATTCAAGCGCGCAACGATGCCGTCATGCCGTGGGCTGCGCTGCTTGAGCAAGCTGTCTCGATCGATCTGCTCCCGCGTGGGCAGTACGCGATCTGGAATCTCGACGCGAAGCTGCGCACTGACACGCTCACTCGATTCCAGGCGTACCAGTTCGCACTCGGCGGTCCCGGCCCGACGTCGCAGTGGCTGCTGCCTGACGAAGTGCGTGGCTGGGAGCACCTTGACACGATGAGCGAGACAGTCGCTGCGATCGCGCAGGAGGCGATCGAGCAAGGCACGTCGCCCGAGACAGCGGGCACGACGCCCTACGCCGGGGGCCCCGACAGCGGCAACGACACTGCGCAAGTGCCGCCGCAGACGACGCAAGGCGCAACCCCCGGCAAGTTCTACCCAGGCCCTGAGGGCGGCATGCCGCTCGGAACGACAGGAGGCTGATCATGGCTGAGTGGGATGCGAACTACGTGAACGACTTGCCCGACAGTGCGTTCTTGCTCATCGGGCCTGGTGGCCACAAGGACGCTGACGGCAAGACCGTGCCGCGCACGCTGCGCTACTTCCCGGTGCGTGACGCCAGCGGGAACGTCGACGCGCCGCACTTGCGCAACGCGCTCGCACGCATCCCGCAAGCGTCGTCGCTGACTGCGAACCAGCGTCAAGCAGCGATGAGCGCAGCGAAGGCGCTGGCGACGAAAACGAACGTGAGTGGCAAGCAGGGCGAATACAGCGGCACTGCAGGCTCAGGTCGCTCACGCACAGCGCTGCTCGACGTCGAGACGCCGCCTGACGAAGCGATGGGCGATCTGTTCCGCAGCTTCACGTGCAGCCTTGAGCTGCGCTCAGTCGCAGGCAGCGACGGTCGCACGCTGCTCGGTCGAGCTGTCCCCTACGGCGTCACAGCTGACGTCGGCAACTATCAAGAGCGCTTCGTGCACGGTGCGTTCGCTCGTCAAGTCGCCAGCGGGCAGGTCGGGCAGGTCAAGATCTTTGAGAGCCACCACGCTCGACTCGACGGGGCTCCGCCGATCGGCAAGACCTCAGAGCTGCACGAGCGCAGCGACGGTCTGCACGGCGCATGGCCGCTGTTCAACACGACACGAGCGAGCGACGCTCTTGAGCTGGTGCACTCGGGCGAAGTGACCGGCCTGAGCGTCGGGTTCAAGGCGACCCCTGGCGGGTCAGTGCGAGCTGCTGACGGGGCGATCGAGCGTCGCAGCGTGCACCTCGATCACGTCGTGCTGACGCACGAGCCGATCTACCAGGGCGCAGGCGTGCTCGCAGTGCGCTCAGCGGGGCCGACGCAGCTCGACTCGCTGCGTGACGATCTGGCGAAGCGTCGCGAGGTACTGGCGCAGCTCGACGTGCAGGCGTAGCATCCCGCCGCAGTAGACCGAACCCGACAGAGCGGAACCGTCTCAGAGCGAACCCGACCGCGCGGAACCGGCACAGGAGACTCGATCCTGGCCGCGCGCGGCGTGAGCCGGGGGGACGGAGGCAGATCATGCCGAACCGCTTGCTGGAACGACTTGGCGCTGACTACTCGGGGATGGTCGAGCAGTACGAAACGATCCTGAACCGCTGCGCTGACGAGCAGCGTGACCCGAACGAAGCCGAGCAGGGGCTGATCGACGGGCTGCGCGCAAACATGGAGCCGCTCGGTGAGCGCATCGTGCAGCTGCGCTCGATTGACGATCAGCGCATGGCGACAGTGACCGCGCTGACGACGCCGCCCGACTTGGAAGGGCTGCCCCCTGTCGTACCGGGCGAGTCCCGCTCGCTCGACGCGAACGGCCACCCGATCGTGCACGTGCGAAGTGAAGAGCTGGTCTACAACCCGCCCGACGCCAGAGGCGGCGAGCGTGTCTCGTTCTTCCGTGACCTGTTCATGCGACAGATGAGCAACGACAGCGAAGCGCGGTCACGACTTGAGCGACACGACCTGCAGATGCGAGCTGCAGCGACCTCTGCGACCGGCGCAGGTATCTTCCCGCCGACGTGGCTGTTCAGTGAGTTCGCAGCGCTCGCTCGTGGCGCACGACCGACTGCTGACACGTTCCGCAATATCGCGATCACCGACGCGAACCCTGTGACGATCGGTGTGCAAGCGACGCCGGGTGCGAACGTCCCCCCAACGGGTCAAGGCGGCGAGAACGTCGTGCCGCCTGACGGCTCGTTCAACGCGACCCAGTACGTGGTCACGCCGACGACGATGACAGGCAAGGTCGACGTGTCACGACAGCTGCTCGACGGGTCGAACCCTGCCGTGGACGGGCTCGTGTACGCCGACTGCATGGGCGCGTACAACGAGGCAGTGGAGACGATGATCTGGACTGCGCTCGACGCCATGGCCGGGGCGGGCTTGGCGAGCGTGATCACAGTGAACCTCTCGACTGGCGTGAGCGCAGCGTTCTTGCCTGACGCGATCGTCATCGCTGGCGCGAACGTGCGAGGCGCACGCAAGAGCCCGCCGACTGTCGTGCTCTGCAGCGAGAACATGTGGGGGAACATGAACCTGCAGAAGGACTCCAACAACCGCCCGCTCATCGTGACGGGCTACCAAGGCCCGATGAACGCGCGCGGCATCGGTGAGGCTGTGCAGTACGGGCACGTGGCCGGGAACGTCGTCGGCTTGCCGGTCGTGCCGAGCTGGGCGGGCACGGACAACATGTACGTGTCAAAGGCTGACGACGTGCTGCTGCTTGAGTCGGGCACGTTCAACTTCCGTTATGAGGAAGTGCTCGGCCCTGAGTCGATCAGGCTCGGCGTGTGGGGGTACGCAGCGATCGCCACGAACCGCTACCCCAAGGGGTTCAGCCGCATCACTGTCACGCCGCCGACTGCAGGCGGGCTCCCGCTCATCGAGGGCATTAGCTACGAAGTCGAGCCCGAGCCTGTCGCTTCGTCTGCACAGCTCGTGACGCCGCAGAAGAGCGAGAACAGCGGCACGCGTGCACCCAAGAACGGAGGCACAACCTGAGCGACAGCGAGACGCGCAGCGCAAGCAGCGGCAACTGGCCGTCACACGACGACCTGCTGTCGCTGCTGCGCATGCAAGCGGGGTCGACTGACGACGACCTCGTGGAGAGCGCACGTCTCGCTGCGATCGATTACTGCATCGGGCGGATCGATCCGGCTGTGTGGGGCACCGACGCCTCAGGCAACCCGATTGACCCGCTCGTTGCGCACGTGCCGAGCGGTGTCTATGAGGCTGCGCTGCTCTACGGCGCACGGTTCTTCCGACGTCGAGACAGCCTCGATGGGACGATCGGCTGGGGTGACATGGGCGTCGTGCGCGTCGGCGTCAAAGACAACGACGCAGAGGCACTGCTCGCACGCTACGCAGCTGTGGTGATCGGATGACTTGGTCGCGTGCGCCGCTTGCGAAGGCGCTGACAGCTGTGATCGCTCCTGCGGTTGACGACGACGTGAGCGTGTACGACCGCCCGCCGTTCACGCTGAATCTGCCGTCGATCGTCGTGAGCGGGCCGACAGAAGTGCGCTACGCCAGCGTGGCGTTCTCGATCGATGAGGTCGTGCTGCCTGTCGTGTGCGTGTCTGCGATCGATGACTACGACGGCGTGCAGGCGCTCATCGTCGCAGTGCGTGAAGCGCTCGACGCTGCTGACACGACGCTCGGCGGCGTCGTGTCTCGCTGTTGGGCGAGCGGCGAGCGCAACTGGCGACCCACCAAGATCGCCGGCCTCGACTGTCTCGCCGCAGAGGCTGTGCTCACTGTCTACATGTAGCAAGGAGGAAGCATGACACCGACGAAGAGTGACGAGGGCAACGGCGGCACAGCTGTGCTCGATCGAGACGCAGGCAACGGCGGAGCACCGCCAGAGGTGTCGCTGACAGCGACAGGCGACCCGACACCGCCCGTCGCTGCGCCGCTGATCCTCAATGATTGCTACTTCGACTTGAACGGCGTGAACCTGCGCTGCCTCGTCAAGCACCTTGAGATTGTGCCCGAGAACAAAGTCGTCACCGTGACCACGTTCTGCTCAGAGATTGACTACCCGGGCGTGACCAAGTGGCACCTGCGCGTGACGTTTCACCAGTCGTTCGACCCCGGTGCGGTGTATGCGACGCTGAACGCCGCTTATCAGTCGTATCTGACGAGCGGCGCGCAAGTGCCGTTCAACGCGCGCCCGTTCAGCTCAAAAGTCGCGAGCGCAGTGAACCCGAACATAAGCGGGCTGGCGATCCCGGTGCCGTTTGAGCTGCTGATCGGTGACGCAGGCACAGCGTCAGAAGTCGCAATTGACTGGAACATGACGACGCCGCCCGTCGTGAACACAGGCAGCGTCGCTGCGACCGGCGCGCAGTCGGGAGCTCCGGGCTACTTCACGCCGAGCGGGGCGACCACGCCTGCGAACCTCGCTGCGCTCACCGGCATCACTGCGACGCCTGCGACGGCATGGGCTACAGGGCAGTACGTGATCACTGCAGACCTGCTCGCTGCACACTGGTCAGGCTCTGCATGGGTCGCAGGCAAGGCGTGACACATGGCGCAGGCCCCGACTGTCGCAGTCGTCGGGCTGCGTTCGCTCGTGCGAGACGTGAACAAGCTGTGCTCCAACGCAGGCGAGCTGAACAAGGAGCTGTCACAAGCAGGGCGCAGAGCTGCTGAGCCTGTCGCGCAAGCGACGATCGGTGATCTGCCTGAGCTGACCGGGCGGCTCAAGTCGTCAGTGCGTGTGACCGCGACTCGATCAGGTGCAGCGGTGCGCATGGGCCGCGCATCGGTGCCGTACGCGGGGCCGGTGGAGTTCGGCGGCTGGCCTCGAGGATCGGAGTCTGGCGGCGGCGGCGTCGTGCGTGCACTGATCGGCCGCCTGTTCGGCTCTGCACCTGCTGCGCAGGGCGGGCGGCAGTACCTGCCAGATGGGCGCTACCTGTTCCCCGCAGCGAAGGAGCTGGCTGAGCAAGCAGCGCAGCTCTACAGCGAGGGGGCGCAGCGAGCGCTCGACAGCTTCAACTGGACCAACGAGACAACGAACGCGGAGGCAGTGCATGACTGACACACCAGAACCCTACGACGACGCCGCTGACGCAGCGCAGATCGAGCTGCCGACGCTCGTGCACGTGAGCACAGCGTTCAGCGCTCGTCTGCCGTCTCAGCGCGTGCTCGATCTGCTGCTGCGCATCGAGGGCGGCGCTGACTTCGGCCAGCTGGCGGCGACGCAGCCGTTCCGCATCGTCGCATTCAGAGCGCTGCTGCGTGACTTCCCCGAGCGTGACCCGACGTCGCTGTGGATGCACGCCTACGACGTGGAGGTTGAGGTCGAGGACGCAAACCCTACGAACGGGACGTCGCCGACGCACGAGCTGCCTTCTGTCGCTACTGGCGCATGACCCCTGACGCTGTTGACGAGCTGCGCGACGAGGACTTCGCCGCCATGGTTCGGTTCATGCAGCGCGAAGCGGACGAGATTGCTCGACTGAGCAAGGCGAAGAGGTAGCGCAGTGGCTGGCCCGTCAGTCATGGTCAAGATCCTCGGGGACGTCTCGGGGCTCGGCAAGGCGTTCAGCGGCGCAGCAGCGAGCGGCACAGCAGCTGCGAACAAGCTGCGCGGCGGGTTCAGCTCCATGCTGGGCATGTTGAATCAGTCGGGCGTGCTCGGCCCGTTCGGCGGCGCACTTGAGCAAGCGAACGCGTCGCTTGAGCGCATGAGCGGGCACGGCAGAGACGTGTCGACCAAGCTGCTCGGCGCAGGCGGCGCTGCGATGGGGCTGGGGCTCGCTCTGTCAGCGATGGGGTCGAAGGAGCAAGCAGCACAGCAGCAGCTGTCTGCTGCGATCACGACGACAGGGCACAGCTATTCGCAGTATTCAGAGCGCATCGAGAGCGCGATCAAGTCGCAAGCGAAGTTCGGCAACAGCGCGACTGACACGCAGGACGCGCTGCGCAAGCTGACGACAGCGACCGGCAGCCCAACCAAGGCCCTCGCACTGCTGAGCGAAGCGTCGAACCTCGCAGCGGCGAAGCACGTCGATCTTTCCACGGCGGCGACCGCCCTGGGCAAGGTCTACAACGGGAACACAAAGCTGCTCAAGGAGTTCGGGATCACCGTCAGTGCGAGCGTCAACCCGCAGAAGGCGCTGACGACTGCGACGAACGCGCACAACAAGGCCGTCGCTGCGCAAGCAGTCGCCGCTCGCCAGC